GGTTGGTGGGCAACGCCATGCCCGCATACCAGATCGATCCCGGCGCGCTCGAGTTGATCGCAGCGCTCGAGGGCGGGTTCCGGTGGAAGAGTTTCAAGGACGGGCGCCCGTCAACCGAGGTGGAGAAGAACGACGACTCGCACACCGGCGAAGCGAACAACTATAAAGACATGTATTTTGAGCGCGGTGGCCGCCGCAAAGCCGAACTGAAGGACCGGGGCGTGCAACCTGCTGCCCCGCAAACAAGTCCGTACGCCACACCGAGGTAGATCATGACCGACACTCTCGCACCCGCCATCGACGAAAGCAAACTGAACGTGCTGGGGGTGAGCCTCCTCAAGACGTGGACCACCTACGTGACCGACCGCAAGCCAATCGAGGAGCGGTGGTTGAGGAACCTGCTGCAGGTGCGCAAGATTTACGATCCCGAGGTGCTCGCGATGATCCCGGCGGATCGCTCGAAGGCGTACCCCGGGCTCACCCAGTGGATGGTGCGTGGCACGATTGCGCGCCTGATGCAGATGCTGTGGCCGCAGACGGAGAAGAACTACGGCATCAAGAATTCTCCGCTGCCTGACCTTTCGAAGGATCAGCTCCAGAGCATACTCGATGCGCTGGTCGCATCGAAGACCCCCGAAGGCGGCGACCCGGCGGCGGTGCAGCTCACGGATGAGGAGATCGAGAAGGCGATCGCCGAGTTCGCGAAGGGCAAGGCCGAACGTATGGAAGTGAAGATCACCGACGATCTGCAGGCGATGGAGTTCATCACGCTCGCTCGCCGGGTGGTGAAGTCCGCGGTCACGTACAGTCTGGGCATCCTGCGCGGGCCGCTGCACGAGAAAGTCCCCGCGCGCACGTGGCAGCAGAATCCGAATACGGGGAAGTGGGAAGCGACGGAGAAGGTGAAATACAAGCCGCTCTTCGAGCACATGACCGTGTGGGACCACTACATGGACATGACCGCAGTGTCGCTCGACAAACAGGACGGCACATTCGACCGGCACATCATGACTCGCGCCGAGGTGGAGGCGCTCGCCGACCGGCCGGACTTCATCAAGGCGCGCGTGCTGAAGTATCTCGCCGATCACCTGACGGGGAACTACAAGGCGCAGTGGTGGGAGAGCGCGATCAAGGGCGAGCCGAAGAGTGGACTCGCATCGACGGCGGCGAAGGAGACGCGCAAGTTCGAGGCCCTGTCGTACTGGGGTGGGGTGAGTGGGCACGACCTCGCGGCCGCCGGCGTGGACGTGAAGGCCGAGGATCTGGGCAAGACGTTTCATGCGAACGTGTGGATGATCGACAACGTGGTGATCAAGGCGAAGCTCGCGCCCTTCGGCACGGCCGCGCGCATGCACCATTACTTCATCTTCGAAGAGGATGATCTGTCGATCGTCGGGAACGGGCAGCCGGACGTGCTGCGTGACTCCCAGATGGCCGTGTGCGAGTCCGCCCGCGCGGCGCTCGACAACATGAGTGTGATTGGCCCCGCCATGGAGATGGACAACGATCGACTGGTCCCGGGGCAGAACACTACTATTCGCAAGCACATGACGTTGCTCACGGAAGATAATGGCGGGCGGGCGCAGAACCCGGCGGTGCGTGCCATCAACATCGAGAGCCATCTGACGGAGCTGATCGCGCTCGTCAACCTGTTCATGGGCTTCGCGGACAAGGAATCCGGCCTGCCGCCATTTTCTCTCGGCGATGTTTCGGGCGGGGGAAGCGAGTCGCTGCGCACCTCCAAGAACGCGAGTATGTTCCTTGGGGCCGCGGCGTTGCCCATCCGGGATACGGTGCGTAACTACGACACGTTCACGATCTCGGTGATCACCGCGCTCGTCAAGTGGAACATGAAGTTCGATCCGAACCCGACCCGCGATGGCGACCATGATGTGATCGCGCGCGGCTCGACCAGCCTGATCGCGAAAGAGGTGCTCTCCACCGCGCTGAACGAGTTCCGGGCGAGTATCACCCCGGATGAGGTTCCGCACGTGAAGACTCGCGGCATGCTGGTCTCCCGCATCAAGGCGTACGATCTTCCAATCGATGACATCCTCGAGGATGAGGATCGTGCGGAGGAAAAAGAGCAAGCGCAGGCGCAAGCGATGCAGTCGCAGCAGGTGGCGGCAGTGAATCTGATCGAGGCCCAGGTCGAAGAGGCGATGACCAACGCGCTCAAGCGCGCGGCCGAGGCTCGCAAGATCGATTCTTCCGTCGGTCTGGACGTGTTCAATGCGCTGATTGATGGCATGGCGGCGGGGGCCAAGGCGCGGGACAGTGCGGGTAAGGTCGCCGCGGATCACGTGAAGGCCGCGGCAGCGGTAGTGGCGGCGAGTAAACCGACCGGAGGTGCGGCATGAGCATCGTCAAGCAGGAACGGCACGAGCGGGAGTTGGCGGTGTTCGCCGCGCGCACGGATGCCGGCGCGCAGGCCATACGTCTGTGGCTGTATCACCGGCGTGATGAAGTGAATGCAGCTTGGCCCACTGCTTCCGGGGACGAGCTGCTGCAGTTGCAGGGGGAAGCGAAGCACATTGCCCGGCAGATCAGGTTGATCGAGCAGGGTCCGACCATCAAGCAACCCGAGGGGAGTAGCACATGACCGACGAAAAGAAAGATGATTTTGACGCGATGTTTGACCAAGCGGCACATGAGGCCGAGCGCACGCCCGAGCAGGTAGCGGCCGATACGGCTGCAGCCGAGAAAGCATCAGCGGCAGCCGCCGCAGCGGCGGAGACGCCGGAGGCGAAGGCAGCGAAGGAAGCTGCGGACAAGGCGGCCGCAGATGAAGCGGCGCGTGTGGCGGCAGAGGCTGCTGCAGCGGCGGAGACGCCGGAAGCGAAGGTCGCGCGCGAAGCGGCGGAGAAGGTTGCGGCCGATGCCACGGCGAAGGCGGCCGCGGATGAAGCGGCGCGAGCGGCGGCTGCGGCAGCAGTGGAGACGCCGGAGGCCAAGGCCGCGAAGGAGAAGGCTGAGGCGGATGCCAAGGCCGCGCGCGAAGCACTGGAAGCGAGCATCGCGCCGTACCAGCCGGACGAGAAGGAGCGGGCCGCGCTCGCTCAGTTCGAGAAAGAGTTTCCGGGCGAATACATGGGCGTGATGGCCAAGTTCAAGGAGCAGGACCGCAAGGTCAACAGGCAGGTGTACGATGCGGTGCAGGGTATCCTCAAGGAGTACACCCCCCGCCTGGCCACGGTGGAAGCCACGGTCACGGAAACTGCGGTTGATCGGCACTTCAACACGATCAAGGCGGCGCATGCGGACTTCGATGCGACGGCCCCCAAGGTTGCCGCGTGGATCAAGACTCAGCCGGCGTACTTGCAACCGGCAATGCAGGCGGTGTACGATCAAGGTGCTGCCGCAGACGTGGTGGCATTGTTCTCCGACTACAAAAAAGCCACGGGCATCACGGTTGTTGACCCGGCGGCCGAAGCGGCGGCACGGGAAGCAGCGGAGAAAGCGGCCGCGGCGAAGGCGCGGGGTGCGGCGGGCGCCGAGGATCTCGCCCCGGTGGGGTCGCGCCGGTCGACGGCGGCCGCACGTGGTGCGCCCGACAAAAACGATTATGCCGGGGCTTGGGCGGAGTTGGAAAAGGCGTAGTGGACACGGCCGGAGGGGCCGTGCTATGCTGAAGGTATGAGTATCCAACAGGTTCGTCCCACCAACTCGGGAGTCACGTCATGAGCGTCCTTTCTCGCCTCGGCATTGCCGCGTCCCAACTCGATTTCGAAGTCAAGCGCTTCCTGCGCGGACTGCTCGCCACTTCCACGATCGCCGCAGCGGGCGCGGATCAGACCGACGCGACGGCCATCACGACCGGGCGCGTCATGGTCACGGCGGCCGACGGCGCCAAGGGTGTCATCCTCCCCGTTGCCGAAGTCGACATGGCGGTCGAGATTGTCAACACGGTCTCGAACCAGGATCTCCTGGTGTATCCGAACACTGGCGCCCAGATCAACGCCCTGACCGTCACGACTGGCGCGTTCACGCTCGGTGCGGGCCAGTCAGCCATCTTCTATTGCGACGCAGCGCTGCACTGGTATGTGCGTGCGGCGAGCATCACGACCGGTGTTGCGACGTCGGCGAGCACGGCCGAACTGGACGTGCTGGACGGCGCGCTCGCCACCAACCTTGTCGCGGCAAAAGCCGCGATTACAACTACGAACGGCGGCCTTACCCTCGGCGGTTCGGTCACCGCCGTCGGCAGCTTCATCATCGGCGCGGCCGACATGAACGAGACCGATCTGGAGAAGCTGGACGGGATCACGAACGGTACGCAGGCGGCCAACAAAGCCGTCGTGGCCGATGCCAACGTGAACATCGGTGCGGTTAAGGCGACCAGCCTTGCGGTCGGTGTGAGCGGATCGGAGGTCGCGATTGACGCGACGCCGCTCGAGATCAACCGCGCCGCGGATGTGTCCACGCGCCTTGTTGCGGCGGGCGCCACCGAGGCGATCACGGTCGCCGCGCACGATGGCAAGACCGTCCTTCTGGACACGGCCGGCGGGAGTGTTTGCACGCTGCCTGTCGCCGCGGCTACTGGCGCTCGCATCCGTTTCGCCGTGACGGTTCGCCCGAGCGGCGGGTCGCACATCATCAAGGTCGGCAACGCGAGCGACTTCATCGCTGGGCAGATCGATCTGCTCGATCTCGACTCCTCGGCGCAGGCTTCGTTCCAGGGCGACGGCGCGGCGGACGACACGATCACGATCAACAACACCACGACCGGTGGCGCGATTGGCGACTACATCGAGCTGGAAGACACTCTGGCCAACGTGTGGACCGTCGTGCATGGCCAACTCACGGTACCGACGGGCTCGAACCCGGTCGATCCGTTCAGCGCCACGGTGTAAGTTTTCGTGGTATAGTATTCGTATGGGCAGTACGATGTGCTCGGCTCCAAAGGTGAGCTGGCTACGGTAACAAAGAGACCCACGTAACCACTTTCGAAGGAACGAGCCATGACCGACGTACAAGATTTCGGCGACATCAGCCCCCGCACCGCGGCGTATGCCGTGTTCCCGCTGCTCAAGCGCGGCAACGAGGAGATGATCCTCGAGAAGCTCGGGCAGGTGTACCAGCTCCCGACCAACAAGTCGCTCACCGCGACATTCCGGCGCTACAACGCGCTGCCGCTCGCGACGACTCCGCTGCAGGAAGGCGTGACCCCGGCCGGCACCAAGCCGACCAAGACCGACGTGTCGGTGACGCTCACGCAGCACGGCGATTTCATCCCGCACTCGGATGTGATCATGGACACGCACGAAGACCCGCTGCTCCAGGTTTACAGCGAACTGTGCATGCAGCAGTGGACCGAGACGGTCGAGACCCTGCGCTGGAACGTGGTCAAGGCCGGCACGAACGTCGGCTACACGAACGGCGGCCGCTCGACGGTGAACACCCCGATCAGCCTGGCTGCGCAACGTACCGCGACGCGCGCGCTCAAGCGCCAGCGCGGCAAGCACATCAGCTCGATCGTCGCTTCGAACGGGAACTACCGTACCGAGCCGGTCGAGGCCGCGTTCTTCGCCATCGGTCACTCCGACATCGAGAACGATGTTCGCAACATGCAGGGCTTCATTCCGACCAAGCAGTACGGCTCGGGTGTGAACGCGCTGCCGAACGAGATCGGCTCCGTCGAGGACGTGCGCTACTTCCGCAGCACCCTCTTCACCCCGTTCCTCGGCGAGTCCGGCGTGACGGGTGGCGCCTCCACCACGATGGTGAACACCGGCGGGTTTGCCGACGTTTACCCGGTGATTTACTTCGCGCGCGACGCGTACGGGATCGTCCCGCTCAAAGGCAAGTCGGCCATCTCGCTGATGGTTGTGAACCCGAAGCCGACCGCCGGCGACCAGTTGGGTCAGCGCGGCTCGGTGGGCTGGAAGACGATGCAGGGTTCGGTCATCCTGAACGACCTGTGGATGTACCGGCTCGAGTGCGCGGCCACGCTGTAACCGGATGGCGGGGGTAGCACCCCCCGCCCCTGAAACCACTTTCATCGAGAGAGAGAAACAACATGACCGCTCCGACCATCACCCGCACCAATACCAACGGCGCCCTCAACAAGAACACGGGCTCGATCAGCGGCACGTACACCGCCGCTTCCGACGTCTTCGACAGCGATGGCGTGACGCTCGCTTCGGGCGTCCTGACCATCGACGTGGGTTTCGAGCCCACGTACGTGAAGGTGATCAACGTCACCGACCGGATCACCCAGGAATGGCACAAGGGCATGAACCAGGGCGATTTCATCGAGACCGCGGCCAACGGCGTACGCACGCTGGAGACCGATGACAAGTTGGTTGTCGAGGTCGACGAGACGGGCGCTGCGCCGGTCACCATCAAGCCGGTCTACACCGTGACTGTGCTCGCCGACGGTACGGCGATCACCGACAACGACACGACGGTCTGGGTCATCTGGGGGTAGCATCGGTGACGCACGGCCGGATC